GACTGACGATAAGAAACGACTGATTGCTTTCTATAACGTCGTCACTAAAACCGTGAAGAAGTTCTCTAAGCCTATGCATTTTGATACTAAGTATCGTACTTTCAAGGAACTGAAATGAATATTAATAATTTTCTCGAATCTCTCGCTGCCAACGCATCTCGCAATTTTAAAATCGAGCAGCTAGAAGCTAACCGTGATAACGAAACCCTTCGAGAAGTTATCCGTCTGGCGTACTGCCCATTTACCCAATTCTATATCCGTAAGATCCCTGCATATAAACCCAACCAGCATTCAGTCGGTGGACTGCAGAATGCCTTAGACATGCTGTTTGATCTATCCTCACGCACAGTGACGGGACACGCTGCAATCTTCCACCTAACTACAATCCTCTCTGGTCTAGATGAAGATGACGCTAAGGTTATCGAGAAGATCATCGGCAAGGATTTGCGCGCAGGGTTCTCCGCTAGCACTGCAAACAAAGTTTGGATGGGTCTGGTGCATGAATATCCAGTTATGCTTTGCTCTCCCTTTGAGCAGAAGCTAGTCGACAAGATCAAGTTCCCTGCATATGTTCAGCTGAAGATGGACGGTATGCGATTCAATGCCATCGTGCGTAACGGTGCAGTGGAATTCCGTAGCCGAAACGGTAAAGAGATTCAACTTCTGGGTAACTTGGAGCAAGAATTCTTGGCTCTGGCTGGCGATACCGAATGTGTGTTCGACGGTGAGCTTATGGTCATGCATCCAGAAGACTTCCAATTTATGGATCGCCAGACTGGAAACGGAATTCTCAATAAAGCTAACAAGGGAACTATCTCTGCTAAAGACGCAGCCATGGTTCATGCCACGGTTTGGGATATGATTCCATACGTTCTATTTGCTGATGGCTACTGCGCCACTCCCTACGCTAAACGATTCTCTGCGCTGTCTGATCTGGTGAACAACAGTGATAACCGCAAGAAAAAGATCTGGTTGGTCTCCAACGATATCGTCGATAATCAAGAACAAGCCAATGTTAAGTTCGAAGAATATCTTGCGCTTGGTCTCGAAGGCATCATCCTCAAGGATGGCTCTGGTGTTTGGGAAGATAAACGTGCCAAACACCAGATCAAATTCAAGGGCGAGTTGGAATGTGACCTGAAGATCGTTGGCGTTGAAGAAGGTACTGGTAAGTATGTTGGAATGCTTGGTGCGATTCTTTGCGAATCCGCGGACAGTGTTGTAAAGACCCGAGTTGGATCAGGATTCAATGATGATCAACGCAAGACTCTGTTCAAAGAAAATTTGATTGACAAAATCGCTGCGGTCAAGTATAATTGCCGTATCAAGAACAAGTTGGGTGAAGATTCTTTGTTCCTTCCAATCTTTGTTGAAATCCGCAGCGACAAAGATGTTGCAGACTCTGATGGAGATGTAAAATGAGCTATGATGATTTTTCTACAATGATGGAGCAAAAATATCCTAAGATGTTTGCTGATCGATATGGTGGATTTTGCATAGGCGAAGGATGGTTTCAGATCATCGAAAGTCTTTGTGCTCAAATTCAACATCACATTGACTGGAAGAACGAGCAAAAAGAAAAGTATGATCGTGGCGAAGGCTGCGACCAGGTCACCGTGCTACAGATCAAAGAGAAGTTCGGTGGACTTCGGTTCTACTACTCTGGCGGAGATGCATCTATTGATGGTATGGTTCGTATGGCAGAATCTTGGGCTTCGCGCTCTTGTGAAGTTTGTGGCAAGCCAGGTGAGAGTAGAAGCGGCGGATGGATTCGCACCTTGTGTGATGAGCATGAAGCTGAACATCAAAAAACAATGAAAGAAATTTAACATGAGCAATAAAACTTGGGTATTAGTCGAAGCAGTTTCTATGTTTCGTATGCGCTACATGGTAGAAGCTCCTGCCGATCATCCAGAATATGCTTTGGATACTGTAGTCATGCAGGAAGCTAAAGAGTTCTCCCAAGAACATCTTGATGAGACTATCATTTCTCATCGTGTTGTTTCTGAAGCTGAAGCTATGGCTATCTGTGATGAGGATAATGAATACATTAAAGAATGGACTCCGGAACAGAAGATAGCTTGCTTCTTCACCCGCGAGAAATAGGAGAATCAAAATTTTTATTTTCGATGTAGAAACCCTTGGTGTTGAATCAAATTCTGTTGTTCTTTCTGCAGCATTGATTTATTTTGACCCAGAAGAAAAGCCTGACTATCAAAAACTCTTGGACGATGCTATCTTTGTTAAGCTGAATGCCAAAGATCAGATCCAAAGACTCAAGCGTGTCGTTGACGTTGACACGCTTGAGTGGTGGAAGAATCAGCATGAATTCGTTCGTGCTCTTTCCTTTGATCCGAAACCCGATGATATGTCAGCTGAAGATGCAATCACTGCATTGCACAACTATATGAACAAGTACCCAAATGCAAACAAACATACCATGTGGGCACGAGGTTCTCTTGATCAATTGGCTATTGATAGCTTGGCGAGGAAAGTTGACATGCAGCCTATAACTGGGTATAATATGTGGAGAGATATGCGAACTGCAGTTGATCTGCTTAGTGGTTCCAGCAATGGATACTGCGATATCGAACACGCAACTTTTAAGAGGCACGAAGTCATCAAACACCATCCGGTGCATGACTGTGCTCTCGACGCGATGATGCTGCTATACGGAAAGAGTGCTTAATGAAGTTTTATACAAATGTATATCCAATTGGTAATAGGTTAGCTGTTCGAGGCTACGAAGACGGAATTCCCTTCAACGAAAAGCGCGAATTCTTTCCAACCCTCTATGTTCCATCCAAGAAGCCCGACAGTGAATGGCGGACTCTGGATGGAACAGTCGTTGATGAAGTCCATCCTGGAAGTATCCGTGACACGCGTGAGTTCGTTAAGACTTACGAGGGTGTTGAGGGATTCCAGATCTATGGTAACACGAATTATACTTACCAGTATCTAAGCGATAACTACACATCAGATATCCTCTGGGACATGGATCTGATTCGAATCTTCACGCTTGACATTGAAACTGAAACCGAAAATGGGTTCCCAGATATCAAGACTGCCAACGAAGAAGTTAATCTAATCACGATCACAGACTCTAAACTCAAAGAGACTATCACGTTTGGTACTAAGGCTTACGTGAACAAACACGAGAACGTTCGCTTCATTATGTGTGATAGCGAGATCATGCTGTTCCGTGAATTCCTAAACTACTGGTCCAAGAACTATCCTGATGTTATCACTGGATGGAACACTAACCTGTTCGACGTTCCATATCTCGTTCGCCGTATTGAGAGAGAACTTGGTGAGAATAGTTCCAACAAACTTTCTCCTCACGGTATCGTCACTGAGCGTAAGATCTTCATCAAGGGTAATGAGGAGTTGTCCTATGACATCCAGGGTATCGCACACTTAGATTATCTTGATCTGTATAAGAAGTTTACATACACGAAGCAAGAGTCTTATCGTCTTGATTATATCGCAGAGGTTGAACTTGGCGATAACAAGAAAGAGAATCCTGGCGAGGACTTCAAAGACTTCTACACAAACTACTGGCAACAGTTCGTTGACTATAACATTCAAGACGTTGCACTGGTTGTTCGTCTAGAAGATAAGATGCGTCTGATTGAACTGTGTTTGACCATGGCATATCAAGCCAAGATTAATTACGAGGATGTCTTCAGTCCAGTTCGTATGTGGGATGCCATCATCTATAATCACCTGCGTGATGAGGGTATCGTTATTCCGCAGAAGGAGTACTCTGGTAAAGACGCTCAGTTTGAAGGTGCATTCGTTAAAGATCCACTCATTGGATTGCATAAGTGGATTGCTTCCTTCGACTTGAACTCACTATATCCTCACTTGATCATGCAGTATAACATGTCGCCTGAGACTTTGAGCCACGAGAAGATTACTTGCACAGTGGATAAGCTGCTTAATAAAGAAGTTGATACTTCCTATGCCAAAGAAAAGAACTTGGCATTGACTGCGAACGGCTGGTGTTATCGTAAAGACGTCAAGGGGTTCTTACCCAAGCTGATGGAAAAGATGTATACTGACCGAAGCAAGTTCAAGAAGCAGATGTTGAAGATTGAACAGCAGTATGAACATGACAAGGGTAACAACGACCTGCGTAAAGAAATCTCTCGTCTGAACAATCTGCAGATGGCTATGAAGATTGCTTTGAACTCAGCTTACGGTGCCCTGGGTAATTCTTACTTTCGTTATTTTGATCTTCGCTTGGCTGAAGGCATCACCACTTCGGGGCAGTTGTCTATTCGTTGGATGGCTAATGAATTCAACAAGTACATGGATCGTATCCTGAAGACTAAGGGTAAGGACTATGTTATCGCTATCGATACTGATTCGATTTATCTTTCGCTTGAAGCTCTGGTCGAACATACCTGCGCAGGAAAGACTACGGAACATAAGATTAAGTATATGGATAAGATCTGTAATGAGATCTTCCAACCGTTCATCGACAACACGTATCAATCGTTGGCAGATTATATGAATGCCTACGATCAGAAGATGCAGATGAAGCGAGAAGTTTTGGCAGACAAAGGTATCTGGACTGCCAAGAAGCGATACATTTTGAACGTCCATAACTCTGAAGGTGTGCAGTACGCAAAGCCTAAGATTAAGGTCATGGGTTTGGAGATGGTCAAGTCCTCTACGCCTGCCGTTATTCGTAAAAAACTTAAAGATTCAATCAACGTTA